AACGTCTAACGGGCTGAACTTCGCTGAAGGCAATATCATTAAGTATGTGAGCAGACATAGAACGAAGGGCGGTAAAGATGATCTAATGAAAGCTATGGATTATCTGAAGGTGTTGATAAAATCAGAATATGACACCACCACAGATTAAAGAAGTAAGCGACAACTGGACAAGGCGGGCAGAAAGGTTAGCTGAAGTTTGGCGCGGCAATAAGGCAGGGAAGGAGAAGAGGTTGCAGGCGTATAACCTTTGGAAGATATTGGTGGTTCGCATGTTTAGTTTGGGAAATAAGGAAAGCTAAAAGATATGAGATATGAATAAAGTAAACCCTAATGATGCAGCATTGTTAATGAATTTGGGGTGGATGCCCGTTTCGTGCGCACTACCATTTCACAATAGAAATGTGTTAGTTATCGTGTCAGATGGTGATGATATTATAGACACTATAGGATATTACGAAGGTGGTAAATGGAACGTGAGGGAGTTTGAAATATCTGGTGATGTTTTGTTTTGGTTCCCGTATCCGTCAATCTGCTAATAACAATACCACAACTAAAAGCACTAACAAACAATGATTAGTGCAACAGATTAAAATATTATTGGAAACTTCAGCCGGAACGGTTGAAGAGTTAGACCCGCCATCAGGTGAGGCTATCAAGCTGAATTACTCTATTGCTTCAACGGAGAAACCGGGGAAGCGAACAGGGGGTTTTAGTCGTGAGGTCAAACTACCACCAACACGGAACAATATCAGGGTGTTGGGGTTTCTGCATGAGATCAACGACTTCGACAGTAAGGACGTAACTAATCGCAAGACCTGTTACATCAGCAATAACGGCACTACATACATGCGCGGCTTCGCGCGTGTGGATGCTATTAAGCGCGGGCGCAATCTGAACTACTTCCGGTTGCGTGTATTCGCTGATAATGCAGATGTAAAAGACCAACTTGATAAGGTATATCTGAATGATCTTGACTATGGAGAGATCAAGAATGATGTGGCAACGCTTGAAGCTACTTGGGCCTATACTGATTCAGATGATGGGGACTACCTCTTTCCGTTGGTTAATTATGGCAAATGGAGGGGCGTTACTTCGCAGCTTGATTATGTAACTCCAAGTGATCTTGCGCCCGCGTTGTTTGTTCGCCCGTTCATTCATAAGTGTTTCAATGCTATCGGGTATAATGTTAGCAGCACCTTCTTGGATGGTACAATAGGCAAGCGGTTGTTATTGCCCTATACTAACCCAAGCGGTTATGTTCATGGTGATGCGTGGCGTAATGGTATGGAGTTTAAGGCATCGAACACCAGCAGTCAGGTTGTATCTACACTCGGTTACGAACAGATTCAATTCCCTACTGAAGAGTTTGACAACGGTTCAGACTTCGCTTCACATACATTCACAGCACCAAAAGACGGGCATTGGAGCTTTACCTTTAAAGCAACGGTGACAGCACCGACAACCCTATCGGTTAACAACGAAATAGTGTTTCGAAAGAATGGAACACCATTAACGCCCGTGTACACCATGCATGCCAACTTCGGAACAAAGGCGGTTGAAATTCGATCAGGTTGGTTGAAACTAACGCAGGGTGATACTATAGATATGGCCGTTCTTCACTTGGCCGGAGGGGTGACACTTGCAGCCGATTACACATTAGAGAATACCAAACGCCCTGAAATCCAAACCGATGATGACGTAAACATTGAAGGCACACTGCGCCCTGACATAAGTCAATGGAAATTAATCGAAGGGTTGGTAGGTATGTTCAACTTGATGGTGTTAACTGATTCACAGAGCAAGACAGTTTACATCGAGCCGCGTGATACGTTTTACAACTCAATTACCGATGCCTGGGACATAACGAGCAAGGTAGATATTTCGAGTGTAGAAGACACCATCATTAACACGCCCAATCGTGAACTGACATTCACCTACAAGCAAGACAGCAACGATAAATTTGTAAAGGCGAGGAATGAAGCCGTAGGTGCTAATCTCGGTGAGTACGAATACACCATGCCTGAAAGATTCAAGAAAGGCAAACAGGCGGTGGGTACTTCATTATTTGCTGCAACCTACATGATCTATGATAAGAGGCTACCCGCAATGGGGGTATCAGGGGTGGATCTAATCAACCCCGACAACACCCGGGCACCCCTTGTTCCGGTGATGTGGAATGAAGAAGTAGTTAGTTCGGACTACCCCGATCAGTCGTACAACTTCGCACCACGTATCCTGTACTGGATGGGTAATAGCAATGAACCGACCAGATTTGGGAGTGTGCCGAGATTCTGGTGGGGCGATTCGGGCGGGTACATCAGTCAGAGTAGCTACCCTAAAGCAGTATCATACAACCTCGATAACATCAACACAGATCCAAACCTGTTATATCATGATAGGACTGTTGATGGCACAACAACACAGGGGTTATATTCAACCTACTTCCACAACGAAATAAACAATACAAGCAAGGGCGTTAAGCGTACATGCAAGGTCAGGCTTACTGATAAGGATATGCTGATGCTTTCGCACAACGCTAACAAGTCAGAAGAACCGGACTTCAGGAACTTGATTTATATGAAGATCGAGAACGGGCAGTATTGGGTGTTGTATGATGTGAAGGATTATGAACCAGGAGGTAACAAGTTGACCACCTGTGTATTCATTCGATACCTACCAAATGAATCAGCACCCGCACAGACATTAGGCCCGAAGGAGGTAGGCGGTGAAATAGATGTTAATTGGCCTGATGATGTAATAGATTTCAGCAATATAAGCGGAGTAACAAACCACTTTACCTACACAGACAATGGTGGGATTATAGTAGCAGTAGGTGGGCCGGACAAATATCACATAGTAGCAAATAAATAAGTAATGGCAGAAGTTAAAGAAGTAGGGTTTAGGATAGTTGTTCAAGGCACAGACGAACAAATAGCCGCAATGGAAGATATGAACGGGGCATTAAAGGGGTTTGCTGATGAACGTAAGCGGATAGACAAATTGTTTAAAGATGGCAAACTTACTAATGAACAATACATTAAAAGTTTAACACAGTTAGACCAAGCAACACGTAACACACGAAAAAGCAAAGCTACCCTTAATAAAGAGATAGAAAAGGAAGTATCTAAGACTAAAGAAATGAAAGGCAGTTACGTGCAGCTAAACAGGGAGCTTGGTGAAGCACGTAAAGCATACAAGAATCTAACACAAGCAGAAAGGGAAGGGGCGAAAGGCAAAGCTATGCTTAAAAAGATTCAGTCTATGGATGCGAACCTGAAAAGCATTGATAAGGGCATGGGGCAGTATCAACGCAACGTAGGCAACTACGGTGGAGCGGTTGAGGGGTTGGCTTCACAGTTCGGGTTACTCAATGGCAACGTGGGGCAGATAGTGCAGAGCTTCAAACTATTGACAGGTGCAACCAGAGCGCAGGCAGTAGCAACAGGAGGTGCAAGTGCAGCCGCGAAGATTCTAAAGGTTGCTTTGATCTCAACGGGCATAGGTGCTATTGTGGTTGCATTGGGTTCATTGATTACGTACCTAACACAGACGAAGAAAGGTATGGAGTTCGTGGAACGGGCAACGGCTACGATGGGGGCTGTGTTCGATGTGTTCAAGGATAGGGTTAGTGCGATAGGTGAAACGCTGTTCAATGCGTTTAGCAATCCTAAGCAGGCGGTGCTTGATCTGTTCGAAACAATCAAAACCAACCTAATTAACAGGGTTCAGGCTATACCTAAAATCTTCAGTGCAGTTGGCAAGGCAATCAAAGAAGGGCTATCTGGCAACTTCAAAGAAGCTGGTGAAGCAGCCAAAGAAGCGGGGCAGGCGTTTATTCAATTCGGCACAGGGCTTGACACCGAACAGCAGGCAGCGTTCATTGATGGTATCAAGGAACTGAACAAAGAGGTAACAACAGAAGCCAAGTTAGCAAACGACTTGGTTGCTGCACAGCAGAAGCTACGCAATTCAGAGAATGCTCTACTTGTGCTAAACGCTGAACGGTTGAAGCAGGTAGCAGAATTAAAGTTAGCCGCTGAAGATCAAACCAAGACAGACGAAGAAAGATTAGCAGCAGCAGATAAAGCTATTGCATTGCAGAAAGCGGTTCTGAATAGTGAAATGGCGTTAGCACAAGAGCGGGCAAGGATTCACGGTGAACAGATCGCAATGGGTGAATCTACACAGGAAGATTTAGACAAGCAGGCACAGTTAGAAGCTGAAGTTGCTAACGTTCAGCGTAACGTGTTGAGTTCATTGGTTGAGATCAACAACCAACGTAACAACCTGGAACGCAAGATAACAGCCGAACACAAAGCCGAAATTGACAAGCGCAAGAAAGCCGATGAAGATGCTGAAAAGTCACAGTTGGAAATCAAGGCAAATCAAAACAAAACAGCAATACTTGAAATAGAAGATAGATACAACAAAGAGATTCTTGCAGCTAATGGCAACAAGGATAAGATAGCGCAGATTGAAAAGGATAAGCAGCGCGAAATTCTAAACACCACACGGGGAACATTAGCGGGGGTACTTCAGGAATTAGAGGGGCAACTATTAACGGCTTCACTTGCTGATATTATTATGTCCGATGAAGATAGGGCTGCACTTGAATTAAGGATTGCGCAAGTTCGGGCGCAAATGAGTGGGCTGGCTGTTGATCTTGATAACGTAAACCGAAACGATGACGGGGAAAAAGAAGACCTGTTGGCTAAGTTGGGAATGAAGGAAGAGAATGTAGAAACAGCCATGATTGCAATGCAGAATGTTACAGATATTCTCGGTGTGGTTGGTGACATCATGGCGCAAAAGTCACAGGAAAAGATTCAGAATATAGAGAATGAACGGCAGGCTGAAATAGATCATGTAAACAACACCATTAAGAATGAAGAAGAGCGCAACACTAAGATTACGGACATCAATACCAAATATGATGCGAAGAAAGCAGCGGTAGACAAAAAGGAAAAGCAGCGACAGAAGAAGCAGGCACTGATTACAGCGGCTATCAATGGCGCGATGGCTATCATGCAAGCAATTGCAAACTATGGCCCTCCACCTTCACCCCCTGGAATTGCAGGGATAGCAGCAGCGGTGGCAATGACTGTTGCGAATATTGCAGCAATATCAGCGAAGAAATACGAAGCAGGCGGTATGATAACAGGCCCGTCACACAGTCAGGGCGGTGTGCCGTTCACTGTTGGTGGACATGCAGGGTTTGAAGCCGAAGGCGGTGAGTATATCATAAATAAAAACGCAGTAGATGCTTTAGGCACTCCTTACCTTGACAGCATCAACAGTATCGGCAGACCAACACGAACCGGAACACATGGACACTTTGCATCAGGTGGAAGGGTTAATACTCCAACTATATCTATACCTCCAGGGGTGCAACAGACAAGCGCAGTTATCCAACAGTCAAACGCTGATTTAGTTGAAGCGTTGGATGGCAGAATAGATAGGTTGCAGGTAATGGTCAGCGAATCCGACATAACCAGCACACAGGCTAAGGTAGCAGAGGTTGAAGAAACTGTGTCTTTTGGTTAGTTAGGAAGTTGCTATACTACCTACATGGAACTACTAATAATAGCCCTATCAATCAATGGCCTCGCAATGTGGCTGCAAGAGCTATCATTCAATCATGCGCCTAAAGTGTTTGACCTCATCTGTTGGAAGTGCTTTAACTTCTGGGCGGGTGTAGCAGTTGCGACACTGCTTATCATGTTTGGCAGTTGGTGGAATGTGTGTATTGTTCCGCTGTGCTATTTGGGGTTTAAGATAATTGATAGTAATACATGAGCTACAAAATAAAATCTAAAGTCGAAGACATTCCATTGGCAGCTATGCACCGCTTCAGGGCGTTTGTGATTGACAGGAGGTTCAATGTTCTTGGGCTGGATGAAAAAGAAGGTGCAAGGCAATTGGGCGAATACTATAATAAATGGATAGGCTCACTTGATGCCTGCACGAAATGCAACAGGATGAAGCTCTGGAATGTATTAAAAGAAGTGGTAAAGCAGTACGATGAACACACCCAACAGCAAAGAACTAATTAACAGCCTGATCACCGACCTGCTAAAGCAGTACACGGGGAACTGCTCTTTCAAAGAGGTGGTTTACTACTTAATTGAAAATGGGGTAATCGAACCTACGCATGTTCGCAACATGGCAATTGTACAGGATTACTTCAAGCACGTATATCACGACACCATGACGATCACAGATTGGTCAGCGATGCGTGAGGATTACTTTGGATTGAAAGAAACGAGAATCAAAGGTATAGTGTATAAGTACATTCCAAAGACTATGCGGAAGGCTAATGTGAAGGGCTAACAACTAAAGCAACGCCTTGCGATGTGGCGAAGGTGGTATGTGAAAAGTGCAGTAAGATGTACGAATAAAACATTTTATACCCGTTATGGTATAAAGCAACACCAATAGCACATTATCGTACTAGTATTATTTTATTTAACAATCAAACTGTAACACAATGAAAATTAAAAGATTATCACCTATCACTAATACCGTAAATGAAGCTGAAATCAACATTACCCAAGAACAACTGGACCGTTGGCACAATGGAGAAGTTATCCAAAGGGCAGCTCCTCATTTAACACCAGATGAACGAGAATTTTTAATCACAGGTATCCTTCCCGATGAATGGAATAAAATCTTTAAACAATGAATTTTAACACAGATTTACAAGTAAGAGAACCAAAACCAGAAGTTCAATTAGTCGGAAACGATCGTACCCTTTCGGGGTCAATATCGCGTATCTCGATGCGCGATAACATAACATCCTAAATAATTCCAGTTATTGTAAAGCATTCACCTAACCCCGTGCGTATAATGCGCACATGAATGTAATCCATCAGTCAAAGTGGTGTACAATTCGCAACGCGGGTGAAGGCACTATTGAAGTCGATATCACAGGTGACATTGGTGGTGATTGGTTGGCAGAATGGTTGGGACTTGAGGACACAGGAAGCAACAACACCAAAGAAGCATTATCAACCGAATTGAAAGCACTTGGCAACCTTGAAGCCAAGACTATCATTGTGAACATTGATTCACTTGGCGGAAATGTAGATCATGGGCTATCTATGCTGCAACTGTTGAACAACACAGGAGCAGATATAACTACTCGATCATACGGGCTAACAGCATCTATTGCAACTATCATTCACCAAGCAGGCACTACCCGACAGATAGCAGAGGGTGGAATGTATCTAAGCCACAACATATTGGCAGGTACTTCCGGCACGTTGAACGACATGAAGAACGATGTTGAAAACTTTGAGAAGATCAATGTACAACTTGCCGAAATCTACGCTAAGAGATCAGGGTTAGAGATAGGACACTTCCTTGAAATCATGGATCGTAAGAATGGGAACGGTGAATGGCTTACAGCAGCAGAGGCGGTTGAACTTGGCTTTGCAGATGAAGTAATAAACCCTATAGGTGATGCGATTATATACAACAGCGCAGACCTAACAAACAGAAGGCTTCCCGAACTACCAAAAAGAAATCAAAAAAATAAGATAACGAATATGGCAACATTGAAAGAGCGATTAGACAATTTCTTGTCTAACCTATCCTTCACTGAAACCACCACTGAAGTTGAAATGGATACGGTGGTATGGAACGGTGAAGAGTTTGAAGAAATGGAAACAAGGGTAGATGCCCTGATGTTTACTATCAACGAGCAGAAAGGTGAGTATGAAACACTAACCACTGAACGAGATATCCTGAACGCACAGGTTACAACATTAACCGCTGAACGCGATGCAGCCAGTGACGAGGTAACAACCTTGAAAGCTGAAGTTGCACGGTTGAAAGGAACAGCACCCAAAGTAGAAATCAAAGGTGATCCTGAAGTACAACCAACCACAACAACCGACAGCAAAGCCAATTTCGGCAAAGGAGTAAAACAACTTTTAGGAGTATAAAAAAATAAATAATGGCAAACGTAATTAGCACAAGTTTTACCCATACATACGCAGGATCGGAGGCAACAGAAGTTCTCTATACACCTGTGTTTATGGGCGGGACGGTGGAGGAGCATTTCACTGTAAACCCAAATGTAAAAGGCAAACGCAACATCTACATCGCTGCGGCACTTGCTGACATCATCAAGAAGCGTTCAGGCTGTGGTTTTTCTGCAGATGGATCGCTAACACTTTCAGACCGGACAATCGACACAACCGATTTAAAGGTAAACCTGGAACAGTGTTTTACCGAGTTTGAAGATACAATCTTCGCTGAATCATTGAGATCGGGCACAGCAATCGAAGACATGCAAGATGGCGAAATCGCAGATATGTTTATCGGTGCATTGGTTCCTGGCATGAGCCGAAACCTTATCAAGCTGGCTTACTTCGCAGATGCGGCTTCCGGTTCAGATGACTTCGATCACTTTGACGGCTTTTGGGCCAAGTGGATTGATGCAGTAACGGCTGGAGATGTTACCAAAGTATCTACCACAGGCTACGAAACAGCAGGTGTCCTTGACACAGGTGATTCAGATGATCTGTTGAAAGCACTTTGGGAAGCACAACCAAACGCATTGAAACAAGTTCCGGCATCAGATAAGGTTATTCGAGTAACAGGCACAATCGGGGACGATTATGCGGGTGTTCTTGAAAATGCAACTACCGAATTTGGAATGAACGCAACGGTTAACGGTGTTGAATTGAAGTACAGAGGTATTCCAGTAGTTGTTCAATACGATTGGGACACTATCCAAGATGATGCGAACTGCCCGAACAGAACTACGCTCGGTGAAAACTTCGCAGTACTTACCACCAGAGATAACCTGATTTTCGGAACAGACATTGCACAGCCAACGGGCGAAAGCAACATCATGGTTTGGTACGATCCGAAAGATGAAATGACCTACACTAAAGCCAACTTTAGAGGCGGGGTTGAATACATTCACCATGATCTGCAAGTAGTTGCATATCAGTAAACGATAGATAATGGGTTTAGTTACAGCAGGATATTCATTAGCCACTTGTGCAGACAAGCAAAGCAACGGAGGTGTTCAAACCTTGTGGATTATCAACACAAGTGAACTTGATCCTTCATCTTGCGTATTTGCGGCTGGCACAGGTTACACCACTATTGCCCTGGATTCCGCTAAGACAGCGTATCAAGTTGACTTTGAAAGGGATTCGGCAGAACACCGCGAAGAATTTCAAGAGCGGGAAAACGAATACGGGGCAAGCATTTGGGTGCATGAGTTGGAATTGACATGGCCGCGAAGCAACGGGCAAGATTTGGTTGAATACATTGAAGAACTTTCAGACGGATGCGGGTATCTGTTTGTGTACAAGAACTTCAATTCATCTACACAGTATGTCTTAGGCTACAACGAAAATGACGGAGATGCTCGCCCAATGTACTTGAAATCAAATACAATGGGAACAGGCAAGAAGCTTGCAGACGGTTCGCGCGAAACTTTGATTTTCACAAACGAAGGCACACGCAAAGCACAGGTTACAACTCAAGATATGAGTTCACTTGTATAGCATAAGGGATTAGCTTTTAGTTGAGGTTGAGAGGGGGTGTGGAAGATTCTACACCCCTTTTTTTAAACAAAGAAAGATGTACGTAATAAATAAACGATTTAATGATTGCGCTTTCGTAAGCATTGCAGGTGAGTCGATCACATTGAGCGAAGCAACACAGAAGCAGTTGAAGAAGATTCACGAAAAAGATTCATCAATAGTTGACAAACAAGATGCCAAGCCGAAGAAAGCAAAAACCAAAGACAGCAACACCACCGAAGCAACAGAGTAGAAAGGTTCACGTATTCAACCTTGTGAGCGAAATCCCCGGAGCTACCTATACCAAACGGCAGTTATCAAAAGCCGATTGGTTAACTTTCGGAGCTAAGAATGATTTCCCACAGCAGTTGATTGACCTTCAAAAAGGTTCAGCGGTTCATGGTTCTATTGTACGCAATAAGGTAGTGTTCGCTTGCGGGCAGGGTGTTAATGCTATTGCTGAAGCAGATCCACAAGCGCAGGCCGCAAATGATTGGTTAAGTGCCATCAACGCTAAAGATGAAACCGTTGAAGATGTGCTGAAAAAAGGATTGACCGACTTCATCGGACATGGCAATAGCACCTACTTTGTATTAGAGCACGAAGCAACCAACACAATTAACATTGAACATCTCGATTGGTCGCATGTTCGGTTAGGCAAACCCGATGAGAACAGCGATATAAGCAACTGTTTTGTGTGTGGAAATTGGGAGGCTGTTAAGTCTAAACGATTCAGGGAAGATAACACCGAAGGAATCAAACGTTATCCATACGGAGCAAAAAACGTAGAACTGATGGATATAGGCGGGGAAGCTTACAAGGTCTATGTTCACCACATTAAGAATTACTTCCCTGGCTATAAGTTTCAGGGATTGCCGGACTACATAGGAGGCATTGACGATATAAGACTTGCTGAAGCTATAACCACCTTCAACCTGAACAGGGTGAACAACGGCTACACTGCAAGCAGCCTGATTCACTTGAACGCTAACCTTGACGAAGATGAAGCCAAAGCGGTAAAAAAAGACATTGAATCAAGTAACACAGGCCAAAATAAGGCAGGTAAAATTCAACTGATTATAACTGAAGGTGAATCAACCTTCACTGTTGAGAAGTTGGATCATATAACTGAAGGCACATTCACCGAGCAGACAGAGATAACTAATCAGAATATAGTAAGCGCGCACAGTTGGGACATGGCGTTAATGTCAGGGCTGAAAACAGCAGGCGCATTGGGTAACACCCAAGAGAAGCGGGCAGCATACGAGATTATTAACAACACGGTGATTCCAAACTACACTAACCCACAATTGCGGTTCTTCAATGCTATGCTTGCAAAGAAGGGTATAGATGCAACAGTAACAGTTCAGGAACTTGAACCGTTGAGCATGAAATCAGGTATCGACATCAATAAAATCATGACCAAAGGCGAAGCGCGCGAACTGTTGGGAATGGAAGAAATGATGGATGAAGATTTTAATAATTCAACTATAGAGGGAACACAAACCGATGGCTAACCTAATAACAGTGTCAGAAGTAAAGAGCTTATCACAGCTATCAACAAACGTAGCAGATGAAAGGCTTTCACCATTCATTGATGTGGCTGAACGCAGATACATAAAGGAACAGATTTGCGGCACTTACTATGATGAATTAGTAACAGAGAACGACACAAGCAGCCTAACCGCTGATAACCAAATCATCTACGACAAAATCAAATATTCGGCTGCGTACTTCATTATCTATGAAGCACTACCAACAATGCGCAATCAGGCCACCAACACAGGTGTTATGAACATGAGCTTTGATAATGGCGAGCAGTCGGAGTTCAGAGATTATAAGAGTCTTAGAGATTGGTGCAAGGATCAGGCCGAGTGGCATTTGAAAGATGCTATTGCTTACATCAAAGACAGCAGGTATAACGCCAACTACGCAACCTTCAACGCTTGTGATTCAAGGGACTACGATGGCAACAACACTAACACACATCACGGTATAATATTCTAATGAGCGGAGTCAACAAACATAGCGCATTAACTGATAGCACCTTACACGTTGCGAAAGGACACGCAGACGGTATCACCAGTATGATACCTTATAAATCCGGCAGCTCAACACAGGCGTTTGCATTGATTGAAACTATTAGTGCGGGTACATTCAGACCATGTTTAGATATAGCCGATTCAACCGTAGCACCACCAACAGAAGTAGATGGTGATATCTATCTGTTGGATAGTTCAGGCACACCTCATGCTGACTGGGATTCAGCAAGTCAGGAAGATTGGGTGTACTACGATGGCACGAATGACACTTGGATAGCGGTAACACCTGTTGAAGGTACGTACTGCCACGATCAGGACACGGGCAATTTGTATTGTTTCGATGGTACTAACTGGGCAGCATACACAGCAAGCGCAAGCGCAGGCGGCTCTAATACACAGGTTCAGTTCAATAGTGCAGGCGGTTTGGCGGGTAGTGCGAACTTCACATGGGATGGAACAACCTTAAACCTGTTGGCGGGTTTAGATATAACCAAACAGGCAGGGATTGATTTGAAGCCCTGGGATATAGGCGCAGGAAACACCACACCAATAAACTTCTTTGAATTAGCGGCCAATGGTACAAACACGGTAAGCTTTAAATCTCCTGATAGCATTGCTTCTGACGTTGTATGGGTGCTACCAAATGCAGACGGTAACGCGGGCGAAGTATTGAAGACCGATGGCGCAGGCGCGTTGGCATGGGTTCAGAATACTCAATCTATTGCGATTGCATGTAGTGATGAATCAACAGCACTAACAACCGGAACAGCTAAAGCCACGTTCAGGATGCCCTATGCTTTCACGCTCACTGAAGTGAGGGCATCACTAACAACAGCACCAACAACATCGGGCCTGTTCACTGTTGACATTAACGAAGCAGGCACAACAGTATTAAGTACAAAGCTAACAATTGATAACACCGAAACCACAAGCACAACAGCGGCAACGCCTGCGGTTATATCTGACACCGCATTGGCAGATGATGCTGAAATAACAGTTGATATTGATGCAATAAGCGGAGGCACAACGGAGGCGGGGTTGAAGGTTTACCTAATCGGTTATAAGGCGTAAGGTGTGTTTATACTTAACCCATATCGTCACACAGCAGCAGGTGGCAGCTACACCACAGAATACTCCTTTGATGCTGATGGCTCGAATGAACACCTAAGAGATACAGCATCTTCATTATCGCTTACATCTAATAACTTTTCAGGCAGCGCGTGGATTTACTGCGACACAGTCACCGCTGATCATGTTATTATGTCGTGTGGTTCAGCGGGTAATAATCCTGGTTGGGCATTGCTTGTCGATTCGGGCGGCACGTTGAAACTACAGATGCGCGACAGTACAGGCACTAACTGGAAGCAGGGGACGAAGTCGGGCATAAGTGCAGGTACTTGGTATCATGTCATGTTCACTTTTGATGAAAGTTCAACAACAGGCATAAACGTTTATATAGATAATTCAGTAGGTACAGCAGGTAATCCAACAGGGCAAGATGGAGATTATACTTCCACAGAAGATGGTGCGGTGGGTGCAAGATATTTCAGCGGAACTGCTGGTAAATTCTTTGACGGTCATATCGCTGAACCTGTTATTGACTTTTCAAATACTTGGGGTTCATCGGATAGGGCAGAAGCCTATAATGGCGGGGCTGCTTGTTTCGATTGGGCCAATGATTTCACATTGGGCAACCCTACGCACCACTGGCCTTTTAATCATATTTCAGATGACTTCACAGGCGGCACAGGACAGGTGAACGACACAGGAACAGGAGGACTAACCTTAACACCCAATAACACCGAAAGCGGAGATCAGGATTCAGGAAACCTACCAGCATGTTAGACACAACATACATAGAAGATAAGCATTTAGACTATTGGTATATTATTCTGCCTTCATCGGTTGTTCCGAAAGACACATGGTTTAACATCCTGCAAGATGATGACTTCGAAACGGTGCGTTGGAGTAACAACGGAAGCAGGTTTGTGGTTAAGGTTAAGCGGGGATTAGTGCCACAATATATCCTTGACAAGAACCCCTTCACGGTGGGCGGTTCGCCTCGCTATATGTGCTACCTCGACTACAGGCAAATCATTAGTGATTGGGAATATGACGAATGGAACGAAAGTGAAACAGACGGTAGCCAAACTGATAGCACAGGTTAAGCGGTTCGGATTGGTGATAATTATCATTAAGCTGATAGTGTCTGCGCTGTGGCTTACATATTTATTATTGTGATGGAAAGACTAAATGTAAACATAAAAGACCTTGTTGGATTGATAACGATTGTCGCAGGCATTATAGCCAATTATTTCATCGTTGCGAACCAAGTGAGCAACAACGAAGCAAGGCTCAACGAGTTAACCCGAAAGATTGAACACCTTGAAGTAAAAGATGGTGAACAGGATTTAATTCAGAACACATTGATTAATGACGTTAAACACATTAAGGAGCAAACTAATCAGATTTATCAGATCGTTGTGCTTAATAGTCTTGGTGGTTAGTGCAAGCGGTCAGTCAATGCCCACTTGCCCGAAGCGCGGGTATAACATAGACAGCCTACGAATAGAGTTAGACAGTGTGTGTGTTAAGCAGCAGATGATATTGCAGGTGCTGAAAAAAGATACACTATGACAGGACACCTAATAAGGCTATCCAATGAAGTACAACAGACACTTGGCAAGCTGTACATCTTCGATGGTGTTGAAGAGCGGTACAGTTGCTACACTATGGAATTACCCGACTTGGGCAACGTGCGAAGGGTTAGCTGTATTCCTGTTGGAACGTACAAGGTAGTGAAGCGAACCAGCCAGAAGTACGGGAATCACTTTCATGTGTTGGATGTACCCAACCGTGACTACATCCTGATTCACTTTGGCAATTATAGCCGCGATACGTTAGGCTGTATCCTTCCAGGTAAACATTGCACAGATATTGATGGTGATGGGTTGCGTGATGTGACGAGCAGTAAAACAACCATGCGCTACCTATACGGGCTATTAACTAAAGAATGGACACTAAACATATCATGAGATGAAACAGATACTAACACTCACAGCACTTGCATTGCTAACCCTTACAGGCTTCACGCAAACGCTAACACTTGCACCTACTATTAACGGGCCATGCGCTCCTGGTGGTGTTGTGCCTCTGCACAGTGTCAACAACATTGCAACCTATCCGGCTGTGTGTGTCGATGATCAGGATACGTGGTGTGGTATAATCCTGAAGTGCGCCAACGCTCATGTAAAGTTCAGGCACAACCAAACGTATGTGTTGCCCTACTTCGGAGCAGTTGAAATTAGCCGTTGGTTTCTTGTTCCACATACGGCAGGACATGCAACGGAGTTGTTCATCTACGTAGATCATCAGGGGGTTAGGCACACTGCGCCTTTGTCGTTCTATGTGGAGTAGTTAGAAACAAAATATAATACAATATGAGCTTCTGGAAACAAATCGGGCAAGCATTAGGCGGTTCAGTTGGTGAGGTGGGCAGTAAGTTAATGGATGGAGTAGGGCAGTTCGTCACATCTCCTGAAGAACGTGCAGCACTACGCGAACACATGACAGCCACACTGTTAGAGTTCAACAGCAAGTATCAACAGGAGATCAGTGAACGACATGCTAATGACATGAAGTCTGATAGTTGGTTGAGCAAGAACATACGGCCCGCTTCATTGGTGTTCTTGTTGGGTGTTGTCGCTGTGTTGTCTGTTACCGATGGCAACATAGGTGAGTTCATTATACACGATGCCTATATCGAATTATACGAGCAGCTATTAATGTTGGCCTTTGCTTTCTATTTCGGTGGCAGATCAGTTGAGAAGTTAGCAGCTATAGGTAAAGACGTTATAGGGGACAGGCAGAAGCGAAGACGAAAGAAAGACAGTGATACGATATAGAACGAAAATATTCGATTATGATACGACCCCGACTGCCGGAGCATCTAACACCATACATTGACCACCTTAAACAGCTAACACCTGAAGCGGTGGCTAAGTTGTTCGGGGCTACCGCACAAGTACCCGCACAAGTTACAGAGCAAGTAACACGCCCGATGCCAAGAATAGATCAGCCAATTCTGGATGAAGACCTGCTGCAATCGGATGATATAGACCTGTACGAACTTGATGCAGGTGAAGTGAATGTTAGACCTGCGGAACTGATTCCAGGCAAGCACAGAACGCTTATTATATCTGATATTCACATTCCATACCATGACAAAGCAGCGTTATCTATTGCCCTACGCGAAGCACTGAAACAAGGTGTTGATACTATCATTCTAAATGGTGACGTTGTAGATTTCTACCAGGTCAGCCGATGGGATCGCACACCCGACAAGGCAACTATTCAGATTGAGTGTCAGATAGCCGTGCAGTTCTTCACTGCACTACGTAGGCTGTTTCCTGATGCTAACATCTATTTCACCGAAGGGAACCATGAAGATAGATTAACAAGGTATGTGTTGAACAAAGCACCGGAGCTTTTCAGCTTGGGAATGATCAGCACACATAACATTCTACGACTTGAAGAGTTCGGCATTAAGTGGATCGACCAATACACGCGCATTGAGTTAGGGCAGTTGAATGTGTTGCACGGGCATCAGGTGGGCGGTTCTGGAATCAATGTAGCACAGAACAAGTTCAGGCGGGCAAAGTGTAACCTAATTTTCGGGCATCATCACACGTCACAGAATTATATTGAAAAGACATTAGATCAGAAAGTTGTAGGCGCGTGGGCGGTTGGTTGCTTGTCTGACCTTTCGCCCGATTACCTACCCAACAATAATTGGGTTCATGGCTTCGCGATAGTTTACACCGATGAAGCTGGAGCGTTCACTGTGAACAATTATAAGATCATAGACGGGCAGATACATTGAAACACACAGATAGACCTACCTTATCAGCGTATTGAATTAGGCTATCTATTGTATAGTTCGCGCTTCCTTCATCTATTGATTTGATAACCTCATTTCTCAAGGCAATA